CTGGATTAATTAGTTCATTATTTTCATTTAAGAACGTCTTAACAAAATCTGTAATGTCTAATTGGTTTTTAACAACATCATTAGGATTTTTAATTCCGTATCTAAAGTTTTTATCTCCTAAGTTAAAATCGAAACCTTCGAAATTTTCATTAAAAGTATCTTTAGTTACTTTTTCAAAAGCTTGACGCTGTTGAGTTACTTTTTGTTGATCTTCATTGTATCTATTAAAAAAGTCCATTGCTTTTTGTTGGTCTTCATTAACTGATGATTTCAACTTGATTTCATCATAGTATTTATTTTTCAAACCTTCTAAAAAGCTTTTGGCTTTTCCAATTTCTTCTTTATATGCTAGTTTCTTTTTTCTAACATCTTTTTCGTCATCTAGTTCTTCATCATATGAAAAATTATCTTCTAATAAAAAATTAACTTCTTCATATTCTAAGTGTGGACGAGTATTTCTGTAATATTCTCTGAGTAAAGTGTTGTTGTCTATATTGTCATAATTAGCGTTTAATCTAACATAATCCTCTATAGTAGCCCCTGGCATTTCTTCCATAAAAGAAACTAATTTTTCAATGTTTTCAGGTAGTTTTTTTCCTAACACCTTTTCATCTCTTATTGCTTCTTTTACTTCTTGTTCAACTTTTTTTGTTTCTTCTTCTACTTTCTGCACTTCTTTAATAGGACTTTCAATGGGCTTTTCGTCTCCTTGTCCCACTTCTTGCAGTCCCACCTCGGGTCTTTCTTCGCGTAGCACGCTGCTCTTTGTTTCTGATTTTTGAACGGCATTTTCTTCTTGTTTTACTTTACTCAAATCAACCTTTACTGGTTCTTCTTTTTTAGCAACAGCTGCAAAATCTATTTTTATTGTTTCTTCTGGAGCTGATAATTTTTTAGGTGTTTTTCTTTTTTGTTTTAACTTAAAGTCACCTTCCTGTTTAACAGGTTCATTTGTTTTTGTTTCTTCTGACATAATATAATATAATTAAAAAAATTGATAATTGTTTTATCTAGGATCAAATTGCTCTAATCCAAAACCTCCTAAATTGTCAAATCCTGCTGATTCAAAATCTTGAGGTAGTGTGTTGTTTTGTCTTTGATTTATTAGCTTTGACTCTTGAGTTCCTTGCATCTTTATTCTATTGTCTTTTCTATCTTCTATCTCTTGTTCTTTAGTTGTTTCAGCTCTAGATTTTATTTGCGCAAGCTGCATGTTGTAACTAAACTCTTCAGCCATTAAACCTTTTTTTATTTCTGCTTCTTGAAGCATTTTTTGCATTTCAAGTTGCATTTTAGAAGTCTCTATTTGTATAGTTGTTTCGGCTAAAGCTTGTTGTTTTTGCATTTCTGCAGTTATAGCAGCTTCTGAAGCTTGAGCGTTAGCCTGCGCTTGAGCCTGAATATTAGCTTGTTGATTTGCTTGATCTTGTCTAGCTTTTGCTTTTCTTTTTTGTTTTAACAGAGCGTTTGCTAGTTTTATATTTTTTACTTGTCTAATGTCTATGGCATCATCTAAATCTATTCCACCTGACTGTAAAGCTATTTGTATGTTTTGCTCTAATTGAGCTTTAGCTTCTTCGTCTGGTTCTAATTCTAAGAATATTCCAAAATCTTGTAGATTTTTTTCTTGCAACTCCTCTAGTGTACCAGTATTGTACGATGATATAGAATCTATTAAAGCAGCTCTAGTTAACGGATATTCTAAAGCATCAGCTATTCTTAGCGCTATGTTTTCACAAGTTCTTAAAGTTAGATATAAACCACCTTGCATAACATGTCTTAGCGCTGTGTTTGAGTTTGCTGCAGCTAATTTCTGTAAACCTACAAGCGCATCTTTACTAGGCGTGCTAGCATCAGACGCTTCATTCAGACCTGTTACGTCGCGTATCATTTGTAAATAATACTGATATGTTTGTATTAAACTTTGTATTTTAGCACCACCATTACTAGTTTGAAGTTCTTGAATAGGAACTTTACCTCTATTCAAATCACCATCTTGTGTCATAGATCTTCCAACTATAGAACCAGTTTGAAAATACATATTTAAAGCTTCAGAAGCGTTGTAGTTTGTGCCATTACCAAGATCAACCTCAGCTAAACCATCTACATCAACAAAAACCCCGTCTGGTACCATTCTAGATAGTACTTGTTGTAGTTTTAAATGAGTAAGTTGTATTATGTCCGCAAAACCTGTTATTCTACTAACCGTAGACTCTATCATTCCTTTATACATTCTAGGAGCGCATATAGAATAATTCATGTTAACTTTAGTTAGATTTGAATTTGGTCGCGTCATGTTTTCAGACATTTTCCACTCTAACATCATTTCATGTCCTAATATTTTAGCGCCAGTATATAAAACCTCTATACTTCTACCCACTCTTTCAAAGTTATCGTTTGGTTGTGGATTAAAAGTATCTGGCTTTTCTAATGCTTTTTCAAGACCTTGATCAGTTTGTTTTATTTTAAATATTTGATTACTGTAAGTTTTGTATTCAAAATATAAAACTTGAACTTGATTATACGAATCTTGTTGCGCATAAAAGTTTCTAGTATAATTAGCGTCTCCAGGAAATTTTTCAATTTTTTCTAATTCAGCATCTGATAAACCAGGAAATTGCTTTTTTAATTCAACTAAACTTATTGATTTAACTTCTCCAGCGTAATATATATCATCAAAATTTGGATCTTCTGTATAAGAATAAACTAAATTAGCAGGATCTACGTAGTTAACTGTAACGCCATTAGCCAAATTAAAATCAGTTTTTACAGCTCCTATTCCTATTATAGTTAAATCTTGTATTAATCTCTTTTTTATTAAATCATATTTATTATAAGCTAAAACATTTTCAATAGCCTCTTCTTCGGCTATTTCTATTGACTGTTTGTAGCTTAATTGCATGTGTAAGTCCAACTCCTGTTGAGTTTCAGGCAAATTGTCTGTGTCATTAGTGTTAAAGAAATTCATGCCTGTGGCTTGATTTGTAGCTTCAATTATTTCTTTAGCATACATATCACGCATTATAGCGTCTGCATATTTTGTTCTTTTCTTTAATGACTCTGGATCTTGAGCAAAAGCTTTAATATCAAATATTTTTTGCGACATTCCATTTACTATAATATCAACAAATTTTGGTATTATTGGAACAGGTTTCCAGTCTAAGTTTAAGTAAGATAAATCGCCATTGACAGCTAATTCATCTTTATATTTTTGAACAGGTTGTTCGCCTCTTGCGTAGAGTCTTAATCTGTGAAAGTTTAACCAACTATTTTGATATCTATTACCTAAACCCCCTCTATCTCCAGAAAACCACTCTCCTTCAATAGCTCTACCCACGGCGTAACCATAATCATAACTTTGCTTTTCTTCATCAGATACAACCTGACTAGGAAACGAACCTGCGTAATTAGTGTAAATCATTTATCTTATTATTTTTGAACTAAATCCTTTATTATCGTATTTTTTAAAACCTAAATTTTTAACTTCTACTTTTCTTTTAAATACAGGTGTATATAGGTTTTTGTTGCAGGCCATTATAGCTAAACCTGAACTTATGGAAGCATCATGCTTTGTTCTATTATTTATATCAAATCTCGACCAATCTTCTAATGTTTTTTGAAAATACATATCACCATATTTTTCCCCTAAATTACCAACATAAGTTTCTATATAAGATTCTATAGCTGCGGCGTGGGCTTGTTTTATGTCTTGGCTAGAATTAGGTATACCACCTATTTCTCTTTCTGTAACTGACAACTTCATATATACTTTATCCGGTCTATTCATAGAGTAACCTCTATAACCTCTTCTTTTGAAATGATATAATAATCTTGGTTTATTATTTTCAGCCAATATTGGCATACCATAAAATATACAAGCCATAAGCACATCTTCAAAAAATATTTCAGCTGTTTGAGGTCTAGCTATATATTCTAAAAAAAACATACTATTTGGTGCATCTTCCATTGAAAATTTAGTTAAACCGTGTAGTGAACCGTTTGAACCTCTAGAATCTACCGTACCTGATATATCATATGGGTCACAGCCAAAAGCACCAATATGCTCATTTCCTGGATATTTAATACCGTTTTTATTTATTACTAAGTTTTGTAATCTTACAGGAGGTACCCAAGATATGTTAAATCTTCCATTTTTATTAGGAACAAATAAAACTTTACTGTCTTTAATTCCATTTTGCCATTGAAAAGATCCTTTGGTAATAAGCAATTCGTTTTTAACGTCTTGATTAAAATCTATTTGCTCATATATTTTTGTTAAATTAAATAAAGACTGTTTTGCCTCATCTCTAAAGGCGTGTTGTTCAGTTCTTGGAAACTGTCTATAAAATTCGTTTAAAGCATCTTGATCTTTTTTTAATCCATCAACTTCATTTTGCCAATACTCTAATACACCTATTTTTATTTTTTTCCCATGCGGACCTTGTGTATCTTTATTTGGAGTTTCGAAGACAGGTAAGCCATAAGAATCAATGTAGCCTTCGTAGTTCCATTCCATAGGTATGAACAAAGAATATAATCCTGAGCGAGTCTCTCCATTGGCGTTTCTTTCTCTGACATCTGAATCATTATATAGTTTTTTAAAATTACTACCACCTTTATCTAAAGCATTAGATGTTGATCCCATCATGCATTTACCTATAATTCTTCCACCTAATCTTAAACAAGTTTTTGTAACTCTCCAGTTATTTAATATGTTATTAGGTTTTTCCCACTTACCACTTTCATCGTGGACAAGTAGTTTTAATTTTTCACCATCATAAGAGTTATCACCAGTATTTTTCCAATCTATTGTTGTGTCAAGCCCGTCAAGTTCTTGAACTTTTTGGTTTGTTTCAAGTTTTCTTCTTGTGTATTTTGTTGCTGGTACTCTATAGGCAAGCTCTGTTTTTGGCCTGTCCATACCGTCCTGGATGGGTTTGAAAAAGAACGGGTAGTTGACTGATATTGGTACGACTTTGTCTGTGAACATTTTCTTAGCATCGGGACCAGATTTGGACAAGATACCATACCGTGCATCTGACGTAATTGTTGCCATATTAACGGTTTCTGCTGAAGACATAAAAGAAAATCCGGAGCGTCTGTTTTTAAGATAACACATTCCATAACATCGTGAGTCTGCTTTACAAGCTTCCCAGAAAATGTAGAATAATCTATTTGATTCCCTAAAGTCTGGCTGCCCAACGTCAATTTTGCTCCACTGCAAGTACATAAAGTGAGTACCAGTAATGTAAGTAGCCACGCTCTTATTATAGAACCAAAAGCCTTGTTCTCTTTTATTAAATTCATTATCAATGTAATCATACCATTTTTCTTTAAAATCTAAAGGATATTGCTCCCAATCAAAAACTGATTTTATTTTTTTTAATTCTTTTGGATATTCAGTATATTCCCACGTGTTAGAATCAAAAGAATAAACATTGTTTGATTTAGGTAAAGCAATTTTTAGATTTTGTATTTCATATATTTCTCCAACAGTACCGTCTTTACTTATAACTACGACATCGTGTTCATCATTATAACCATACTCCCATTTTTTATACCTATTCATTCTTTTGAGAACTTTAGGTTTAATATGGTCTTTTAAAACTTTATACAAACTTTGCTCGTGCATTACTTAGCTCTTCCTTCTGCAAAACCACTAAAAGATTTTTCTTCTTTTATTTCTTTTGGTTTTTCGTTTAACAAGTTTTCTTCTTCTTCAATGCGACTTAAAATTTCAAAAGCATCAAATATAGCTAATTTTTTAGTTGCAGCCGCGTTTTTTAAACGATCAGCAGATATATCATCATCTGAATCAACAATAGCTTCTTTAGCTACTTTTATTAATTCTTCAACTGCTTTTTGACCAGCTTGGATTATATTCTTCTTCGTCTCCTTTGTATTCATATTTAATTACAATATCATTTGATTTCATGCAGTATAGTCTTTTATTTTCAACTAAAAACTCCCATTCACCGTCCGGTGTATAACCAACAAGGTCTCCTTCGTTTATTTCTAGCGATTCTAAGGACTTATTTCCATATTTTAATACACCAATAAGCTTTTGCTCTTTATCAGTTACTAGATGGTTATTATTTTTTATTGGTTGTATAAAACATCTTTCACCAAAAGAGTTGTAACCGCTTTTATTTTTGTATAAATAAATTTGGTCTATTGAGCAGAAATATAAATCATCTTTAAAGTAAGATCTTGATTTTTTCTTTTTGCCTTTCATGTCGTAAAATGTTCTAAAAACATTTTGATGAACAATAACTGTGTCACCTTTTTTTATTGGCGTTTTAAAAGCTTTAGGTGTTTCTATTACTTCTGCAAACCTGTTCACAAACTTCCAACTTTCAATTTTACTATTTAATATTAACTTTTTTTTGTCAATATTAATTTCATTATTGTAAGTTTCACCTATAGGTTTTACAATAAAATCATACAGACTTTTCATTAGTATTCTAAATCATACTCAACTGATATAGCCATGTTAGAATTAAACTTCTTCCATGGCAATACCTCGTTGTTCTTTTTTATGTGTATGTTGTAAGAATTATCAAATTCATCTAATAATATATGTGATATCTCGTGACCACCATAAACTATTTGACCAACAGAATAATGCATTGCGTCATTTTTATAATCAGAACCAATGCTTATTTTTCTTATATTACTCGGCATTTTCTTTTTCTATTGGTGTTATAA